GCCTGAGGGTCGGGTCTGGCTCAGATTAGATATAACCTAAATGATATTTTCTTCTTCTATTAGGACCTACTACGATATTTTGTCCAGATAGAGGTGTTTGAAGTGCAGATGAATTTACAACCGTAAAAGGTATTCCGTAATTTTCTGTGGTTACCAAATAAAATAAATGACCACCTGGTAATCTTAACTGTAAATCAGTATCAACACCACCCAACAAACCATCATCAAGTGCAATGGTGCTTAATTCATGATAAGTTGTTGGTGTTTCCCAACATACACCTACTACTTGCTCACCGGCCCAAGTACCAGCAGTATCTAATATAACAGTGTCGATTGAAACTGTTGTACCTGCTAAAGGAGAATCTTCATTATACGTTGATAGTGCGGTAGCAGTTGTGCTATAATTTGGAGCTGGAGGCGGAGTAATTTTACTCGTATCGTAAACGCCGTTTTCTAATCCTATTGCCATGTATATATTTATTGTTCCCGATTAAAAAAGCCCGACCTTTCGGCCGGGCTGTGTAAGACTTTCGCTTGTTCAATGAACTCGCCAGGTCTATTAGAAGTATACTGCCTGAGAACCTGGTGTAAAGGAATCACCGAGATTCTTAACAATGATAACGTGGTAGTACAAGTTAGCACCGAAGATGTTGTCAACAACACCATAACGGGTTAACAAGCCAACACGTGGCGAGAAGTCGTTAGGACCAATCGTTCTCTGAACCATAACAGGAATGTATGGACAGTAGATAATACCAGTGTCATAGAATTCTGGACCTTTATATCCAAGTAATGCGTACTCAACACGTGTTTCACGTGCTGCAGAAGGCGTGTAACTTCCCTGGTCGGGCTGTGTAATGTAACCAGCATTGTTTTCATACTGTGCTTCAGTACGTGTATCACGGTAAACGTTGAAACGACCACCGAGGTTACCGACTTTAGCAACACCAACAGGCTGTGTGTTAACATTACCCTGAACGGGTACCCACTGGAATTCAGGAAGCATTTCAAGAATTGCAGCAACACGAGGTGTACAAACAACAAAGTTGGCAGCACCACGTCTGTTACGAATAGCAATTCTATTTGCCTCAATGATGATTCTCTGGTAGAAATCTCTATTACGCTCAACTAACCATCTACCATCGGCAGATTGAGGAGCCCATAAAGAGTAACCATTTCCAGATCCGTTGTTAAGAGCGACCTGAACCATTCTCATTAACATCTCACGATCGATCTCAGCCTGCAACTCATAAGACATTGCATTGGTGAGCTCGGTATCGATGTCAATACCGTTCATGTTCTTAAGATCCTGCTCTAACTCAACAGACCAACGAGCTGCTAATCTACGAGTACCAGCTTCAACAGCTGTTTTCTCGAAACTAACAACAACCTGAGGAATCTTACCTGTTAACTCAAAGTTAGCAAGAAGTTTAGCAACACCGCCATCCTGATCAACAAACGCAAAATCAGATCCAGCACCTAAGCCAGATAACTGCTGCGAAGATGTACCAGTGAAACGTGTGTCCAAGAACTGGTAACCCAATTCTTTACCATCCGCATTAGAATGCGAACCAGTACCAGCATCATGACCAGCAGAATTAGCTGTATTGTAATTATAAGCAGATTCTGCAGCAGAAGGTGTAGCATCGTCAGCCAATGCTGTAGGACGTCCATCAGGTCCGGTATGACCTAAGGAATCTGTTTCGTACTTATAACGTAAAGCAAACGCCAATCCAACGGGTCCACTCATAGGCTGAACACCAACGATTTCGTTAGTAATCAACTCAGGGAATGTACGACGGATCATTGGGATGAGAATCTTAGGTAATCTAAAATCGCCAGTAGCATAAGTATCACCAGTACTATAAGTATTGGGGATCTGATTGCCGTACTGACCGATATTAACACTACCATTACTCAACGCCGATCCTGTACCACCAGAAACGTTGTTTTCGTTCAAACACCATGCCTCTTGGTTTTCCAAGAGCATAGCCGTATTAAGACGCATATGATCGTCTTCGATTGTCTTGACATTATCAGAAGAGTAATCCAAAACAGGACCCCACTTTTCTAACAATGACTTGGCCCTATCGCCATCGATATAGGCCTGGGTTGGTCTAATAGTATTCATAATATTAATGTATACGGGTTATTAGCACTCTTCCGAGAGCGCTGTAAATTCTTATAAAGAAAGGAAGTTAATTAGTTTATTAATACTTTCCAAGTTCGCCTAAGTAAGCGTTGAAAACCGGGTTGCCATCTTCAGTATTTTTAGACTCATTTATAACTTCAGCTGGTCTATCTACTCCTTAGCAACGGAATTTTGGTTTTTTGCTTGCTCGTGCAAAACTTCAAGATGTTCTTCGTGATTCTTATCAAACATCTTCAATGTATAGTCAAAGTTCTCATTAATAAACTTGGCAGATTTGCCGGAGAGTACTTTCTTAACAAATGCAGCTTTATCTTCTGAAAGCTCGTTACACTTACCTTCAAGTGTAAGTTCAGATTTTAATCTGGCATTTTCTTTAGATACTTTGTCCAATTTAGCGGCGACTTCATCCAATGCATTGGTAGACTCATCAATTCTAGATTTACCGTCTACAATAGCATTCTTAATTGCTTTCTTCTGCAATGCAGCGTCAACAGCTAAGACTTTTCTCATCTCAGATAGCATTTTTTGCGATCTCTTATTTTTAACAGCTTCATTAATACTCTTTTGAGGTACGAGTTTTTCGAGGTAAATATCTAAGTATTTGCTAACTTTATTAACAATATCCCCTTTGAACTCATTAGCTTCAGTAGTAAGAGCTTTGCTGTATTTCTCAACCAAACTAATTAATTTTTCAGAATGGTTCTTATCAATTGCCTCAACAACTTTGTCGAGTTTACTGGAGTGATCATGATCAATAGCTTCAAGCAAATGCTCAAGCTTTGTCGCGTATTCGTCGTCTTGCTTAACAAGAGCGGCTTCAACGTGAAGTTTAACTTTTTCGTTAAATGCTTCTTCGATTTGCTTCAATGTTTCCTCTGTGAGGATGTCTTGAGCTTTTTCTTGGAGTATATCAGTG